ATATGAGAAAAGCAAAAATGGGAGGCGGCATGATGATGAAAAGAGATGTCGCTATGAAAAAAGGTGGAAAGATCCCTCCACAATTAAAAAAATTCGTCATGGCTAAAAAGAAAAAAGCTAAGATGAAGAAGGCTAAAGCATAATGAAAAAAGCAAAAGCAAAAATAAAAAAAGTAATTAAAGGTTTAAAGAAAGCCTCTAAATTACATGCGGGACAGGCTAAGACATTAAAAGGAGTTATAGGTGGCGGATCCAAAAAAAGGAACGGGTAAGAAACCTAAAGGCTCTGGCAGGAGATTGTATACGGATGAGAATCCTAAAGATACTGTTGGGATTAAGTTTGCAACTCCTGCTGATGCTCGTAAGACTGTTGCAAAGGTTAAGAAGATATCTAAACCGTTTGCAAGAAAAATACAAATCCTAACCGTTGGAGAACAGCGTGCCAAGGTTATGGGTAAATCACAAGTCGCTGCAATTTTTAAGAAAGGTAAAGATGCAATTAGAAACCGTCGTAACAAAACTAATTAAATTCATGAAAGCTAGGTCCGAAGCTTTAGCATTGTCAGTCACTTCAGGTGGCATTGACAGCATGGAAAAATATAGATATATAATAGGACAAATAACTGCCTTAGAGGCAACACTACAGGAACTCTCTAACCTGCTAGAAGACAAGGAGCAAAATGGAAAAGCAACAATCATCGATCTTAAAACCAAACAATAAACTTGTTGGTGTAAAATCATCAAAAACAGAATCACCAAAGCTCCCAAAACCAACTGGTTGGAGAATGTTAGTTTTACCTTTTAAAATGAAAGAGAAAACTAAAGGTGGAGTAATATTAGCTGAAGATACTTTGGAAAGACAACAAGTTGCTTCACAAGTAGGTTTAGTTATGGCTATGGGCCCACAGTGTTATAAGGATAAAGAAAGATATCCAGAGGGTCCGTGGTGCAAAGAAAAAGATTGGGTTATGTTTGCAAGATATGCAGGCAGCCGAATCAAGATAGAGGGTGGGGAGATGCGTCTGCTAAACGACGA